TCAAGAAATGGTCAGTATGTGGTTAGCTAACTGGAGACCAGTGCTAAAACAATTATGGCACTTACAACGCACTTACGGGGGTCCTGAGCAATGGGTCAGGGCCACAGGTAATGAACAGGACCTGCAGGCAACATTCGAGGAAACCAGTGAGCAGTTTGACTTTGAATTAACCTTTAATGCAGACTCCCTGGACCAGGATAAATCCCTGGATAAATTGAAAGCACTAGGTGAAGTATTCAGTCAGTACGACAGACAGGGCCAGGCTAACTTTGGTGAACTAATGAAGTTGTTTGCCGAGTCAATTGACCCCAATCTTGCTGACCGATTAATCATGCCACAACAAGCATCCACTCAAAAGGAAGTTGAGGAAACAAGTTCTGACCTGGCAAAGATTGCATCGGGACAGGTTGTGAATGCCCCTGAAAATGCTAACCCACAATTACGGATGCAAGTTGTCCAGGGTTACTTGCAGGGAACGGAGGAAATACCTGGGGAGGACATTCAAAACAGGCTTGAAAATGACGAAGGTTTTAAAGCCAGGTTAGAAAATTATTTAAAGCAAATTTCCTTCCAGGAGCAACAACAACGCAACGCACTAACGGGCAAACTGGGGGCTCCCCCTGGTAATGTCCCTGCATCTAATGCCCAACCCCAACAAGTAAGTGGATAATCTAAAAGATGCGATTGCAGGTTTGCATGACAGACCTGATTTTGAGTTTTTAGTAAAGCATTTGAACGATATGAAGGATGGTTACATAGGTGACTTAACCTCAACTGCGAGTGTGGAAAATCCACAGATTTTGGCACACATAGCAGGTTGTATTTCTGTCCTGGATAACCTCATTCGTGAAATTAGCGATGCCAGGCCTACAGGATCCTGAACGGCAGATTAAGTCTGCCGTAATTACCTTGTGCAACCAGTTTGCCCAGGAGAGTGACCTTGAAGAGGAACAGATCATTTCGGCAGTGGTAAAAGGGTTAAACGAGTGGCTTGATGACGATGTAATTGAATTTACCCCTGATATTTAGTCTAAAACTAATTTTTTCAGGTTAAAATTAAGTTTCATGGCAGGGGTAACCCTGCAGTCAAGAATGCAACTTAATTTAAAATGCAGATTACAGACCAAACCGAGGTTGCCGAAGCAACAGAAGACACACCTAACGAAAATCTTTCCAGTGACGATTTACTTAATTTTATAGCGAGTGAACCAGTGGCTGAAGAGTCAACGGAAGAGGAGGTTACCACTGATGAATCAGAGGTAGAGACTGAATCGGAAGATGGGAATGAAGTTCTTTCACAATCAGAGGACCAGGAAGAGGTTGAGGACGAGGATGACCAGGAAGACCAGGAAGAGGAGGATAAAACTCCAAAATCAGTACAAAAACTTGTTAAGCAGATAGGAAAATTAACTGCCAGGGCAAAAACTGCTGAAGAAAATTACCAGGCAATCCAGGCCGAGGTTTCTGCTTTAAGAAAAACAGAATCCGAGGAAAAAGCCCAATCAGCATCAGTTTCCGAGGTTGAAACATTTGAACAATTAGAGGAGTTACGACAACAGGCAATCGGGGCCAAGAAATGGGCCAGGAAGCATGAAGGTGAATCCTTTGTTGAAGAAGGTGGCCAAGAATACACCAGGGAGCAAATCAAGGAAATACGGGACAACGCAGAAGACCATTTGGACGAAGCAATCCCTGCTAGAATGAAGTTTCTCCAGGAACGGGCACAATCGGACCAACAAGCATTGGAAACTTTTACCTTTTTAAAAGATTCTAATTCACCTGAAGCAGAGTTACTCCAACAGATTAATGCCAACGAACGATTCAAAGTTTTGGATACACTGCCCAATGGCCTGTATATAAAATCGTTGATAGTTGAAGGTTGTAAGTCTGTTCGCACTAAAAGTTCAAAACCTGCAACTAAGCAGGCCACAAAAAAGGTTCCTAAAGTTTTAAGTGAGCCAATGAGTGAAGTTTCTCCTCCCGTCCGAAAAGTGAAAAACAAAAGTTCCGTTCTAGGAAAAGGTAATGTGTCTGAAGATCAACTAATCGCATTTTTATCATAATTTTTATCAAGGAGAAAACAACTCATGCCACAAGCAACATCATATTCATTAGGAGACAGACCCTCAGTAAGAGGTGCCAGGGAATCACTCGACAACACTTTACGCAGAACTGCAGTAGAATCTACACCCATGTTCGCAATGCTCTCACGGGGGCCAAAAGCAAAAGCAATGCTATCGGAATGGATGGTAGATGACCTTTCCGAGGTTAACTTTCCAGGAGTAGCAGACGGGACACCTTTAGCATTCGATGGTGATTTTGTTGACAAAACAACTGAGCGTTGTCGTTTTGCTAATAGAATCCAACAACTCCAAAGGACATTTTCTGTATCACCACAAGCTGAAGCAGTTGATGTTGCAGGTCCTTCAGGATTGTATGCAACCTCCAAAGCCCGTGCCCTTATCGAGTTAAAACGAGATATTGAAGCACTCATTTGTTCCGACACAGAAATGTCTGCCAGTGCAGTTTCAGGTGGTGTTCGTTCAGGTGACAAACTAGGTGCTTTGGGTGCATGGACTGACCCTGCCAATACTACTGCAGGTGGTGTTTATGGTTCTTCCCTGCAACAAGGTTACCGAGCAGTAAGTGGATCCCGTTTTGACCTTACCAGTGCAGGTTCAATGACTGAAGCAAACCTTCGTGGTTTACTCCAGGCAATATTTGAACAACACGGCTCAGCAAGCAGTTATAAGTTAGTCGGTGGACCTGCCGTTTTAAACCAGGTAGCAGACATGACTCGTACCAGTGTTGCAAGTGACAATCCTTCTTTCCAACTTACTCAAAATGTTGGTGACGGGGTACTCAAATTGCAGGTCCAGGAGTATATCAGTGACTGGGGCCGTGTTTATTTGATTCCTACCTTACTTAATGGTAGAACTTCAGGTGGGGCACTTAACACTGCTTCCCGTAACCGAGCATATATTATCCCAAGTGATAATCATGTTTCAGTTCGTTTTCTTGAAGACATTCGCTCAATTGATTTAGAGGATGTTGACGGAGCAGGTAAACGGGGAATGGTTCGTACCATGTTGACCCTCACACCTACTTCGGCAGGCAAACCCCTTGGTTCAATCGTTTAATCTTTGACCAGGTTTGTAGTTATCCTGGTTAAACATGGGGGGTCTTTTTCGTGGGGTAAAGGACCCCCCTTTTTTACATTATGAGTTTAAATATAATAATCCGAGGACCTAAAAAATCTATGTCAGATAGTGAGTTAAATGACTATCTTGCCAGGGAAAATAATAAGACTGCATATTACGAAAAGCAGAACTACATGAAACGGCAACGGAAAGTCGCCAAGGACAATGAACACTTGAAGGGGACTAGTTTAAAGAACATGAAACCAACAGGGGCAATTGACCTGACCACATTTGTAAGAATGGAACAAAATGACCCTGGATTTTGGGATGACAAAGGTAGCAGAGATTCCTTTATGAGGGATAACCCTGAGTGCCGTATCCAACCTGATTAATGCTTACTGAATCGTTTGCAGATGGATTATTAAAGTATAAGGCCCTACTTGGCCTGGATACTCTGAACACCCATGACGATTCTGTTTTTCGTGCAAATTTAAAGACCAGGTTTTCCCAGGCATTTGATGCATATGCTTGGCCTGATTTTTGTGTGTTTGGAGAATTAGTTTCACTCACTTCAAACTTCATTACAACCAATGATTCACAACCTGCAACGGGGGCATATTTAAGCACCTGGGCAGATAATGTTTTACGGATCCACAAACAGGACCCAAGCACCAACTTGAACACTGGTGATTACATTTACCAGGTTGACAAGGATCCTTATGGTTCAACGGCAGTTAAAATAATTAATTCTACCAGTCTCAGTGGGACTAATGTTTATGTATCTTATAAGAAGGACCTGGATACACTTATAAAAAGTTTAGTCACCCCTGCAGGCACAACTGGATTTTTCGGGAGTGCAGTTTTGATAGGAGGTGACACAAATGTAATACCAAGTTGTGTTTACGACTATGTAATTTACGGGGCCTATGTTGACCATTTAAAGTCAGACGGGCAAAATCAGAAAGCAATTTTAGAAGAGCAATATGCTGACAAAATTCTACAGGACTCAATTAATAAAATAGAAAACACTGGCAGACAATTTCGCCACAAGATTGTAAGTGAAAGGCCACGGAGTCAGTTTGCCCGTCACGGGTTTTCTCAGTCCAGTCAAGTTGTTTTACCAGGGCAGGGAGGTAGTCAATGACCTATGATGAATTAGAGCAGACCTTTCAAGCACAAGCAGGGTTGCAAACCCTGGATGCAACGGACAAGTTTTTCTTTTTAAGCAGTTTAAATCTTCATGCAAAAGATGCATGGCACAGGGCAAAATGGCCTGAGCTTTTAAGTGTTACTGAGCATAGTGTTTCTTCATCAGGGGGCTTCACTAATATCACCAGTTCAATAACTGGTGATGTTTTAGCAGTGTACGACAAAAACCCCTGGGTAGATATATCTGCGAACACAATAAATTACACTTTAATGGGTGACAAAATTGCCCTTCAACCCAGGTATCCAAATAGCAGTGTTTTCATTTTAGAAAAAACTGCATTTGTTCCTTATTCAGATTCGTCAACTAACATACCTGAATTTTTAGAAGCTTACTTAGCATCTGCAATTCTAGCTTCGTTTTTTAGGGGAGACGGGCAATATGACAAAGCAGGTGTTGAGGAGCAACGGGCAGAAGAATTTTTACTCCGTCAAATAGACAGGGTGGAACGAACCCAAAACCAAAATGCTCCCCTCGTTGGGACTTATTACACAAACTCACAATCCAGGCAAATTTTTCAAACCACATAAATTATGGGCATTTCATCAATAAATATAGCAAACTCAATGGGATCCAATGGTTGCGTTTATGTAAATCATACAAACGCAACAACAGGAGAATTTTCAGCAGTTCAATTTACCACTGATTCAGTGGTAGGTGCCATAACGGGACCTATGGAAAATTCAGCAGACTTTATTTCTGACGGGACCGAGTTTTCCCAGGGGCAAGTCATTTATATGCCCATTACCAGTCTGACCCTGGCAAGTGGAAAATGCCTATTAATACGGAAGTAAAATGCCTTTAGGAATACAACTGCACATAGGGGACATTGAGCCTGACTCAATCCTGGGATCCAACCCAGGTGGAGGTTTTGAGCTAGAGGAGGGTAATGACTTTTTGCGTTGTGAAGACGGGGACTTTTTAGAACTTGAAAATTAAATAAAATGGCAAATAAAAAAATAAGCGAATTGACGGGTTTAACAACCCCTGCTTCAGGAGACCTTTTTCCTGTCACAGATATTTCTGACACTATTACTTCAGGTTCGTCCAGTGGGACAACCAAGAAGGTAACCCTAACTAACTTAATGGCCCAGGCCCCCGTTCAATCGGTAGCAGGTAAGTCAGGTGTAGTAACCCTGGAAAATGCAGATGTAACAGGTAGTGCTTCTTCCGTTGACTTGGCA